CGGACTGGGGTGTGAATCGTGATTCCTGAGGAAACCGCATCGTCCACATACTGCTTGGTGGCCAGCTGCAACGCCGAGCTCGGCGGCTGGGTTACCGTTACCGATGTCAGCCCGGATGGGGTAAGGCTATATGACGGGCTTCCACCGTTATTTACTAAGACACCTGTGCCAGAGGCCAAGAAGGTTGTGGCTCCAGCGCCGGATTGATACGGAATCGACCCCGCGGCGCCGCCTGCAAGGTTTGTGGCCGTTGTGGCCGAGCCGACTGACAGGCTCGATTGGTTAGTCCACTGCGGTGCGGTACCCGATGAGGTTATGACCTGACCGTTAGTGCCGATCGCAAGTTTCGATAAAGCCGTCCCGGTGGCGTAATAAACAATATCGCCAGCGGTGTAAGAGGTAAGCCCTGTGCCGCCATACCCAGTGGCCAGGGTTCCGGCCATGCTGATGGTTCCGGATGTTGTAATCGGGCCGCCAGAGAAGGTTAATCCCGTGGAGCCACCACTAACATCCACCGAGGTAACCGTGCCCGCTCCTGGTAAAGCTGCCCAGGTGAAGGCGCTGCCGGTCCACTTAAGAAATGTGTCAGTTGAGACCGGGGCAGATATGAAGCTAGTTGTATCTAATCCGGTTTGGAATACAACTTGGTTAGCAGCTCCGCCGGCAACATTTGTGGCCTTGGTCGGGGTTCCCGTAAGCGTTAAGGTTCCCGAAGTTGTAATCGGACCGCCTGTAAAGGACAGCCCGGTCGTGCCCCCAGATGCGTCTACAGAGGTGACCGTCCCGTCACCTGAACCGAAGGTAAACCAAGAGCCCGCATAACCCTCAAATTTTGAGCTTGTGGTGTTATATCGAATCTGTCCGTTTGTTCCACCCGGACGCTGCCCGGTGGTGCCTACTGGCACGGTTATTGCACCAGTGCCCGGAACTATTGGATTATCCGACAGGCCAATCGTTGGATTGCCTGGGCCTGTTCCGTTGGCTACATCGATTTCATTATTTGTGCCGGTAATTTGTAGGGCAGTAACGCTGCTTCCGCTGACGATACCCAAAATACCGGTGCCAGCTAGCCCTGCAAGCGATCCTACGGCACCTGAAAGGCTGATTGTTGGGTTTCCTGAGACACCGTTGCCGTCAGCTACAGAAACGCCCGTGGAGCCTGTAATCGTGCGACCAACCATGGTCGAGGCGCCAGTCTTTGCCTGTAGCCCCAAGGTTGAGGAAAACAGGCTGGCTACTGCCCCGGCAAGGCTAATCTGCATGGTGGACTGAGCCCCACCATCGGTAAGACCTAAACCCGCCCCGACAGACAGCGCCCGGCTATTTGTAAGGCTAGGCTCTTGGTTGACCGTAATAAAGGTCTGCGTCTGACTCGGCGAGGCAGCGATAGCCCCGGTCGTAGTTTGGACGGTCTGCCCGTTTTGGACAATAGGTACCGCCTCGGTGCCCGTTATGGCGCCAGCGGCGGGTAGTTGGGTAATGGTGACTTGGGCTGAAGGCATTATGGGCTCGGGCTAATTACATCGAGGTTGCCGTTGTTTTCCGGGTTATCTTGGTTGCCCTGAGTCGATATCAGGAACTGGCCATAACCACCGGTCTGCAACGCCGGTTGAACATTTGCAACGCTTAGATCCGGCCGGGGAAAGCGAAGATTAATCCGCTCAGTCTTCCTGGCCGGTAAGCGATAGGGGTCAAACTGGTCTTTACAGCCTTGGTCGCAGACACGAAGCCCAGGAAAGTTGGGATCTGGCCCTAAGTCCACATAGGCGCGTTTCATCTTGCACCGATCGCACACGGCAATCGCTACAGATGTCAGCCCACTGGTATTTAGGAATCTAGGCATTATTTCGTATACACCGCGATGTTAGGTGCAAAGTAAATCGGCGACTTATCGCGCTCCTCTTGCTCTGCCTCGTAGATGTAACGGTCTGACATCTTTTCAAGATAAGCAATCCGATCGGGAGCCACATTCGGCATCTCTAAGGCCATCCGGTGAGCTAGCAAGAAGACCACCGCCTCGTACCATCTCTGAGGCACTTCCAGCTCGTCGGTCAGGGCTCCCACATCCATGATCTGACGGGAATACCAAACCGTCATCTGAATAAACGGGTCGTTTGGCACCGGCCATAGGTACATGGTCGGCTGCGGGATCGTGCGGTCAAACCAAAACTGGTAGGGCTGATTGGCCGTAAAGTTTTGATTAGGCAGGTTTGTGTAGTCGTCCCGGTTAAGCCTGGCCATCTGAATCAGGCGGGCGTTATTACCCACATACCACTCGCGCAGGGCTAGGGTCGTCCCGCTGTAAGCCCGTACCCGGTAGTACTCGACGGTTTGGCCGGGATCGACATCCGTCCAAATCCACTCGTTATCGGTGACGACTACTTGCCCCAGGTCCTCAAGCGTGCGCCAGGTAGTTCCGTCAACCGAATACTCATAGATGATATTCCAAGTAGCAGTACCACCCCCTGCAACATAAGGCAGGATGCCAATAGAGCCGGCATAAATAGGATTGTCAGTGCCATAGAAGACGGAGATGTTTCCGTTGGCTGAGGTTTGTTGACAATAAGTGTCAATATCGGAGTCTGCGACAAAGCTAACTGTCCCCCCTGCACTTGTGGCGTAATCGCCGCTCGGACGGTTCATGGTGCGATAAAGCACATTCAGGACATCAATACAGCCCAAGGGCATCGTATAAATGTACTGATCGGCCTTCAGACCAAAAACCTTCTTATTAATTGCCCAGTAATTGATGCCCCGGTTTGCTAAGGCAGACAAGGCAAAATACAACGACTCCCGGGCAGACAAAACCTGCTCGGATGTAAGCTCCTCAGCTAGCTTTCCGCATCTGCGAGCTCCATGGTCGATCATGGTTTGAACATTGATGACCGTGGTTGAAACGGTTCCTGAGTACGCCATTTACCACCCCGGACAATTCCAGCGTTTCATGGATGCGCGGGCCCTACTTCCGCGCTCGCTTTTCTCAGCTACTGGCCCCATTCGTGCGCAGAATGAGTCCCTACGCTTTCCCCCCTGAGGTTGCGGTGCCTTGAGATTTGATCCGGTCTCCCGGTTATATTTTGCTCGACCTTTAGCGGTCAGTCCTGCGCCCTGGCTTGCCGGCAGCTTCTCGCCGCGACCGATTGCAAGGCTGACATCACCGCCTTTTTTCATTTTCTCAGGCAGTTTGGCATAAGCCTTTTTGCTTACATTGGCCTCAGTAAACTCAGCTGCTACAGACGGCTTAATCCCAACCTTCTTAGCAAACTTTGGGTTGTACTCGGCAGCCTTCATGAGCCTAAACTGAGCTTTTGACTTGGCTGGCATTTAAGCTACCTGTTGAACGCTAACAATTATTGAAGGAATTGCTGGGTAAGCTGGTGTTATCGACGCCGGCAAATGTTCAAGCGTTACCTGAGTCGATGATGGCAGCCAAAAAATCTGTACATAGTCAGCAGAATTTAAGTCCAAAAAGATATTCCAAGCTGCAACCATGTAACCAAAAATGTTTGATGTTTTTCTGGCGGGCACCGTAACAATTGTTGCCGAATTTGCCAAATCAGAGCCATTCACCTTGAACCAGATCACAACCTCATGTTGGCTATTGTCAACATTTTTTAACTGTGCGCTAAATTGGAGATCATAAACTCCAGTATTTGGCACTGTTAGTTTTGAATTATCAACTAAGGTAATTCCATCGGCTATGTCTTGGGTGTTGTAGGTAATTACAGTACCAGCAGAAATATTTCCTGTTTGATCTGTGCTATCGCTCCAAGCGCCGTAAGCCCGATTGTAAGCAATGATGTCGCCTACAGTTGTCTTTTTGTTGTCACCGCTTTGAACGATGGGGACTAATTCAGCACCAGTAAGCGGCAGTGTTGCCGCAGTCATTGCTGAAATCTTGGTATCCGCCATTTAGGACTCCAATTCAATCTTGTCGTCATTCTCTTGTAAGACATATCCTGAGTCTTCCATGAGAATGTAAAAAGGGCCAGCAGCAATTGGGCCGCGCACAATCACCGATTGGCCACCTACATCACTGCCATATCCACTGCTAGCGTCGGCAACTACACCAGATGCTTGACCTGGGTAGGTGTTAGCAAAATTTGCTACGAATTCAAAACCAACGCCATGGTCGGACATTACGCAATTCCTGCCTGAATGAGCTTTAGCACCACGGTTCCATCGCCCGAGTTCATGGTGATACGAATTGCTGTCACCGGAAACGCATAGTTACCATCTGCATTCGCAATTTGTGCGGCTACAGTAGGATGCGGAAACCAATTTGCAAAACTTCCTGCTGGATCATCAAAAGTATGCTGAACTGTAAAGTTCACAGTTCCAGTCTTTACAACACCAAAGCCAACATTAAACGGCGTGGCGTTCAAATTCATGACAATCGGGGTGCTGGAACCAACTCCCACTTGAGTTACGGTTTGTAGTTTCATCGTTTGTTCCTTAAAAAGCGGGGGCTTTCGCCCCCACCTCATTTAGCACATACCGCCGCTGCGCATTTTCTTTCCGTACTTGCTGTAGACCTCTACATCTTTAGTCTTAGCAGCCTTCATAGCGGGGGCGTTTTCTTTCTCAAATTGGCTATGCAGCCGCTTTTCAGCAGGCGTCATGACCGCGCCACCTTTTTTGAAGGTACCGGAAAGTTTGCTGATGCTTACGGGTGTAGACGGGGTTTTATGACCCTGGGGCATGCTTTCTGCCTTACCCGAGTCATTTACCGCTCCACCCTTAGCATACTTTTTTGCGGCACCACCTTTCTTGTAGCCGCCACCGTTACCCAGCTTCACGCCACCTGTTTTGGCAGGCGAGTGATCAGGCTTGGTCGTGACCATCTTGGTGTTTTTGTACTCACCAGCGTCACGGGAACCTTCTTTCTCGGTGATGATGCCGCCAGCGGCCTTTTTCATAACCTTGCCGCCGTACTTATAGCCGCCTTGACCGTAGACCACGCCACCGGTTGCGTAACCGCCCTGACCCTTAACTACACCGCCGGTCTTCAGGCCTTTGTGAGCTTTAGAGGCAGGCTTTCCGGCATGCTCTTTAAGTTTCTTAGCGACATCGGATGTGGCTTTCGCCTCGGCCTTGTGCTCAGCCATCGACTCCTCAGCCTCGCCACCCTTTTTCATCATGGCAGCGGCACGGCCTACGGGGGCGGCAGGACCGGCACCCATACCGCGCATCATGCGACGACGGTCAGCCAGTGCGGGACGCATCGGTGACTTACCGGGCATTGAACCACCGCGGGCCGGCATACCTGCAGGCATCGGGGTAGCGGTCGGGGCAAGAGCACCGCCCATTTGCATTTTCTTCTCTACTTTTCCACCTTTTTTGAGCTTTAACTCAATAGATGGCTCTGTGGTCATCATTTTGACCA